TCGGTGGACACATATTTGACTTGCGTAAAGCAGGTTGGGTTATAAATACAGACACAAAGAAGTTGGAAGACGGTAGAACAGGTAACATATACACACTTGTTGCAAGACCTGACGAAGACTTAAAGTTATTTTCAGAAAAATAAACAAAACTATTTGAAATGCTAAGATAAAAGCATGGAAGATATAGATAAACTGCTTGAAAAAGCAGAACACGGAAAGGAATATCCACGTTGGTGGGGAGATTTACCCACTAAAGCACAAGAGTTTCTTTCTGTGTTAAAAACTAGGGTTGCAGATAAAGGCATAGACAATTTTAATATGTCTATGATTACAAAAATACTTAAAGAAGAGTTCGACGTAAAGATTAGTTACTCAGCTATACGTAGATACTTAATTGGCGATACGTATGGCAAGTAAGAAAACTCTTGAAGAGTTATTAGCACAAGCTGAGAGCACACAAATACACGAACTCAAACAAACAAACTTAAAACTTTTGAAACAGCTTGAAAAAGCTAAGGATAAGAAAGCAGACCTGATAGACGCAGTCTTTGATGCCTGTAAAAGTGGTATCATGTCTCTTGAAATTCCTAATATTCCACCACCTACACATACACGTACACGAAAAGGTGGAGAAGAAATAGCTGTTGCATTATTAAGCGACATACAGTTAGCTAAAGTTACACCTGATTACAGTACAGAAAAGGCTGAAGAACGTGTACTTAGATATGCAGATAAGATATGCGAACTTGCAGCAGTGCAACGTAAATCACACCCTGTTAATAAAGTAGTTGTATTAGGTTTAGGAGATATAGTTGAGGGAGAACTTATCTTTCCTGGACAAGAGCATTTAATTGATGCATCACTTTACGCACAAGTAACAGTAGATGGACCACGCATACTTACAGGGTTCCTTAACAAACTCTTACACGAGTTCAAAGAAGTAGAAGTACATTGGGTTATAGGTAATCACGGTTCATTAGGTGGTAAGTCAAGAAGAAACTATCATCCTGAAAGTAACGCAGACATGATGCTTGGTAAGATTTTAGAACAGTTATATAGCAAACAGAAAAGAATTAGTTTTCATTTACCTAATCTAGCGAACGAAAGAAATTGGTACAAAGTTGCAGACTTAGGAGACAAATGTAAATTCTTTATGTTTCACGGAGACCAAGTCAGAGGTCATGGAGGTTTTCCATGGTATGGATTTGGTAAGAAAATATTAGGTTGGAAAGCATTAGCATCAGCAGGAATGATGGAAGATTTCGATTACGCAGTAGCAGGTCATTACCATACACCGAACACTCAATACATTAATGATGTTAGATTGTGGGTAAATGGTAGCACTGAAAGCTACAATACTTATGCACAAGAACAACTAGCATCTATGGGAAGACCTTGTCAATACTTACTCTTTTGTAAAGAGGGTAGTGGCGTAACAGCAGAATATTTAGTAAAACTAGAAAAATAAAGAAAAACATATATATAATCACATTATGACAGATAATAATGTCAAGTCTAAATGGCGTATAGACAGCATAGAGTACAGTGGTACAGGAGATATACCATTGTTTATTCTACGTAATGGGGACAAGATAAGATTTATACCTATAGAAAGAGGTATAACAAAACTTGATACGCTTATAGACTTAGAAGAAGAATAATAATTATTATAATATAGTTTGTATATAGTAGAAACTATATTATAATGGGCACACTATCAGAAAGGAAATATGAAATACAAATATGGTAATCCATCTTCGTATGTAGAAAAAATATATAATCAACAATCAGCAGATAAATCTGTATTTGATATGGTTATACAACTAGATGACAACGCAGAGATTAGAGAATACATGCACGTTATTGAAAGCAGACACGCACAGTACGCAATATTTATTGACGCATTCAGAACTGCATTTCCTACAGACGCAGACATAACTAAATATCGCACAGAATATTATGACATGATGGGTGGTAAAGAAGCAGTTGAACAACGATACAAAGGTGGTGCATTAGACGAAGATGCATCAGATTATTACAGAGAGGAGTATGGAATTGAGTTGTAATTTAGGAGTATCACGGTACGCAAAAGACGTACATGAACAAGATGAATTAATAACTATTGGACACAAAAGCATACCAATAATTGCTATTGCACGTGCTTTTGGTAAGACCACTATTACATTTGGAGATGAAAACAATCCAAAACAAAAAGTATTTGCTAATACAGACAACGTAGTTGTTAATGAAAAGGTTTATAAAGCAAGAATAAAGGCAGGTAAATAATGTCTGCTTATGTCAAAGGTAGTAAGAAACCTCTTGGCAGGAAAAACAAAGTTTATGAAGAGGGACGTGTGTGTGATAACGACACATGCAACGTAACTATAAGTAAATATAATAAAAGTAAATTCTGTTACTTCCATTCGCCAGTTACACGTGGTCGAATACGAGGTCAGCAGAAAAGATAGGAGAAATATGAAAGAAGAACACTTCGACAATACAGCAGAAGCAGTAGATGAAGTACCTAAGGGTGGTTCAGGTAGAAAGAATACTATTTTTACCGACGATACATTAGCAAAAATGATGATGAATACTGACCAATGGTTCAGAGTGTGTCATTATATAGGTCCAAACTATGTAAAAACAATAGGAACACTTAACTCATCTGCAGCGTATTGGAGAAATAAATTACTAGCTCAGGGTTATATGATGGAATATCAAACACGTCAGGACAAAGAGCATCAGTATGCAACTTTGTATGCAAAGGTAACACCTGTGCAGGAAGATGTATTGTAATGACACCAATTAACATTGATGACATTATATATTTAGCAAAGATTGCTTATCAACAAACAGCTAATGCACAAGAAATAGAAGAACAATTTGATGATGACATCCTAGATTTTATGGATGGATTAGATATAGAAGAAAAGGAAGACTTGTTTCTTAAACTTAGTCATCTATCTTCTGCCTTTAACACAATCAAGAAGCTATTTCAACAAACTATGGCAAAAGAATTGCCTGAGAACGGTGGTGTGCGTGGACATTCGCTAGTATTTAGAAGAACAAGCAAACCAAAGTTCGTTGTTAAAGAGATGGGTATGTTAAAAGAATATCTTAAAAGAGATTGGGATGAAGTATTTCGTGCAGACAACTCTACGTTACGTAGAACTGCACTCAAAGCTATAGCTGAGAAGAATGGAGATAATCCTGACGAAGTTATAGAAGAATACTTTGACATTGAGTGGTCAGAACCACAGCTTACAATATCAGCTATCAGTGCTAGTCCTAAGCACTATGCAGATAGAGCAGTAGGCGAGATGTATAACCCACACGAAGAGGAAAGGAATACAGATGGCTAAGTTTAACTTAGAAGACTACGAAACCGTAGAAGAACGCTTAAAGAAATTTTGGGCAGACTATCCTAATGGTCGTATATACACAGAAGTAGTACACATAACCGATGACGGTTCATGTGTAACTATTAGAACATTAGGTTACAAAGACATGGAAGATGTCAACCCTGTTGCTACAGGTATAGCACAGGAGACTAAAGGTCAAGGTGGATTTGCTAACGCAGATGCTTGGATGGAGAACTGTGAAACATCGAGCATAGGGCGTATGTTAGCGAACTGGATGTATCAAGGTTCAGACAAAGCACGACCAAGTCGTGAAGAGATGTCTAAATCTGTGAAACCTGAACCACCTAAAAATGCTATGACTATGTCAGAGGTAGATACACTAGCTAACAATATGTTAACTGACCTTACACCTGCACATAAGAAGAAAGCATTAGACATGGCTAACTCTTATGCGAAACTAAAGAAGTTTCCATTAAACAAAACACAATGGACAGACGAACAGATTAACACATACCTGGAACAGGTAGAAAAATTTATGTCTGAGGAATTAAAACCTGCTGATACTGTTGACGAAGCTATAAACTCTGTATTTGATACAGAAGAAATAACAGATAAGATAATGGACAATATGAAAGAACCTAGTTCTATCCCTAGAACAGACTTAACATGTCCATTCTGTAGTGGTAAGGTATTTGATAACAGAACAGATAAGTTAAAACCAACAAGTCCTGACTTCAAATGTGGTGCTAAGAGTGTATCAGAATGCTCTGCACACACAGGTAAATTTTCTAAGAGTTGGTGGATAACCGACGATTTACCTGAAGAATGGAATATAGCACCGTTCTAATGGCTAAAAGAAAACGTAGTGTAGCATCTAGGCGAGGGCGTAACAACAAAGCTAAAGGTCGTAAGAAACAGTATATGGCTATGCGTAAGTTGTTAATACCTGAACCTAAGTTGCAACACTTACGTGCTCACGAAGAGGGTTGGATGGATGGTTGGATGCGTGTAGAAGTTAAAGCAGGTAAACAAGTACAGACACTGTGGAACAGATACATGAAAGCAAAAGAACAAAGTGATACTAACTTACCTGATGATGAAAGACCTTTTGTATTTGTAGCTATGCCTGACGGCATGTCTAATGGTCTTGTATGCGTAGCACTAGATGATGTTGATGAGTTTGTAGCTGCGTATGGGTTACAAGCTAGAGGTATTAAACGTACAGAAATGAGAGACAATTATGAGGAAGAAGAATAATTATAATTTTTATAAGCTATCTGATTTAAGATTACGACTAATATTTTTATATAGAATATATGCAGAAGAATTTATGAGATGGCGTTGGAAGAGATACAAATGAATAGACAACAGCGAAGAGCAGCACGTTCAAAAAAAGGTTCCCAATATAGAGGTATGAAAAAATTAAACAGTCAATCTCTTAAATGGCAAAGCGATAGAAGAAAACGTAATGCTTGAAACAGTCTTAATGTGCGTCATACCGTATTTACTTACGGTAGATAACGTTAAGGAATACCATATATGCATCCAAGATGCAGAAAAAATAGAGTATGTTGCTGATTGGTTGCCCACCGTCAGCACATACTTTGAAGATGAAGACATAGCACAAGCTATGTTAATTATTTATTGTGAAAGTTCAGGACGAAGTAATGCAATAGGTCGTAACACCAATGGAACAAAAGACATTGGGTTGTGGCAATGGAATGATAATACATTTAGTTGGCTTGAAAATAAACTTACACGAATGAAAGGGAGTTGGGATAGGTTTGACCCTGTGTTTTCTACACGATTAGCAAGTTGGTTAGTGTATAACGATGGTTGGCATCATTGGAATAGCAGTAAACATTGTTGGGGTAGTAGATATTAAGTGAGCAGTTGTTTTGCCATCGCATTGGGCAGGTCATGCAACCCTTTTCCTTAGCCTCTGTAGGTCCTCGCACCCACGTTAATACCTAAATCTTAATAACCTTTTTTACCCTTGCCTTTTTTAGAACCGTATCTAGTTTTCTTACCTTTTTTATCTATTGGCATACTTCTACACCTCCTCTACCACTTTGTTTTAGCTGCCCAATATGCAGCAGACATCTTACCTTTTTTAATATTTTTAGCATGTCTAGCTCTAAATGCTTTATTTCTTTTAGTACCTTTAGGACTACCTTTAACACCCTTTTGACCAAATCTAATTAGTTTAACTTTGCCACCTGACTTAGCTAATACAGCATGAGATTTAGAGGGATGCTTAGGCGTAGCTTTAGGTTTGTTATAACCTGAAAATCTTTCGCCTCTATATTCAATACTCATTTTTTCTTTTTAGGTATCTTCTTAATTTTACCGTTATGGGTTCTAGCAAATTTATGTGTTTTAGTTTCACGTATTAAAGTACCGTAATACCTTTTGCCACCCCACATCCAACTTACTTTAGCCATTACTTACTTACTTTTTTCTTAGCGAATTCTTTAACTACTACTAACGCAGCACCTGCACCTGACATAGCTGCCAACTGAACTGCTGATGCGTCAACACCGACAAGTGGTGCCACTGTTAAAGCTCCTATGAATGCTTCGATAAAAGTCCATAAGGTCTTCTCTAACATACCTTTTAAGTCATCACTCATTTTATAACTCCATGCTTCATTCCAAGGGGTCCACGCCACGTCTTTCTTAAACGTCCCATCAGAGTTTCTTTTTCTTTTAAGTTTAGTAAACATTATCTAATAATTCTACCTCTCAACATAGTCTGTGTCTGTATGACATTACCATTGATTTCTTGTAATTTTTCCATAACACTTTTAGCTAGTACAACATCATCAGTAGAAGCATTAGACAATGGTTTCTCTAATAATTTCTGTATTGTTGTATATTCAATAGATACTTTATTACCTTTTAGTAATTCTTTAGCAACTTTATCATACAGTTTTACGTACGCTTTGCCACTGTGTCCGATAAACCCATCATCACTTAGGTCTAAATCTTGTTGAGTTTCCCCTACAATAAGACAACCTGAAGTATGCTCATCTGTGTTCCCTGCGTGTATCAATATGTATTGAAACCCAGGCACGTTTTGTAATTCAAGCATACCGTGATGTGCGTTACCATATCTACTCTTGTATTTAGTGTGAAATCCACCAACAGTTCTAAATTTTATATCGTATGTACCCTCAGGAATACATGTTTCATGCATAACTTTTACTGCTTGATATTGGTCTTCGAGAGAATAACATTCAAATTGATTATTAATTAATACTATTCCGTTGGTGGCATCTTTGCCTAGCTGTGTTCTAACTACTGTTAATTTCATTGTATCTCCTGTTCTCTATTTTAACTAATAAAAAACTTAATGGGTTAGCTATCCAGCTTACAATTACAGTTAATATCCCCATACTTACAGTTACAAATTTTAATAAACGAGCCATCATCACTGACTATTATCATCCACCACCACAACAACCGTTGCCACAACAGTCCATACTATCCTCCTACTTTAAATAATATCTCTCTAATTACTTCTTCAATTACCATTAAGTTTTGGTTAAATCCTGCAATACTTTCTTGATACGCACTAACTTGTGCTTTTAAAGTAGCAACTTCTTGTTGCATATCATTGACTGTTTTAAATAGCCACCCCACCAACGCAGCTAATCCACCTTGCAATATCTGACCTAGATTAACTTGTGCTTTCATATTTCTCCTATGTAAACGCTGCAACAATTAATACTACTGTTGCAACTAACCCTAGTACTTTATAAAATTCTGATTTATCTAGTTTATTATCTAGTTTTTCTTCTAATTTATCAAGTCGTTCAATAACCATATTGAGTAATTCTTTCTGCGTATAGCCATTGTTGTGTGTCATTATGGTTTAGGATTGTCAGCTTTAACCTGAGCTATGTGGTCTTTCCAAGTAGTAGTTCCATTAACTTCATCCCAATACATCATATCTAATTGGTCTGTTATAGATGCATAAGCAGCTTGTCTGTCAGTTATATATCCAAATTCTTGTTTATTCCATTTAGAATTAGTAAGGTCTGTTATCGCTTGTTCATAATCTT